GAGGAACTGCCACCTTAATTGAAAGTTGGGAACTCCTCCCTTTTAATCTAGTTGCAGGCGCCGGCAACCTAATTACACAATATACTTTAGGCGCCACTTCTTCGATCACTCCTGGAGATATTAGCCTAGTGATTGGCGGTCAAACCTATACAGATTTGTTGATGGATGGGACACTTCAAGGATCTGGAGGGGGAACGGGTACAATCAATTATGCCACGGGAGCTTTCACGATAGCTGGTGGTGGTACAGATGTTGTCACTGGGACATTCTCCTACTTCCCTGGGCTTCCTGTCATCGGACTTCAAGATTTTGCGTATATTTCTTCAGCAGGCTTAGCCAATGTTCCAACAATCTATCCATTTTTACTAGCCTTTGACACAGACTATGCTTACCAAGTTAACCAGTCGACTTCATCTATATTCTTCTATGATGTTAGTTATTACAAGTATACTAATAATCCTGTAATTTGGACAGGGCACGACTATCAACTGTTCTGGACGACAAATTATCAATCTGCCCTATGGGCTACAAATAATAAGCCAGGATTTAGTTTTAAACCGTTAAGCAATGTAGCAGGGATTTCAGTTACTCAAGTAACCGCAACACAAGTAACTATTACGATTACAGGGCATCAGCTCGTAGTCAATGATGTTATATGGATCAATGAAGTTACTGGAACTATTGCCACAGGATCGGGAGCTACTGCCAATCAAAATATCAATTTACAGACAGGTTATGTAGCTGCTGTTATCGATGCCAATACTATTACTGTTAATTTCGATGGGACAAAAGGCTCAACTCTAGCTAATTTCCAGCCTGGAGCTACAGGAAGCGGAGGAATTGCTCAATATCTCACAAGTGGCGTAATAACAGGTCAAGATGGAATTCGGTGGTATGATGGAGATCCAACTTCTGGAACGGGATTGCCAACCACAACGCTAGTTGGTTGGGTTAATTTTGCTCCTCCACTTACTGGAGCGATTGTTTCCATAGATGATGAAACACTTGGTAAATATTATTTAGTGGGAGCACTGGCAATTGTTCCTTTCAAAGATCGACTGCTTTTTTTTAGTCCTTGGATACAGACTAGCACTGGAGCCCCCATTCAATTACAAGATACAGTCATTTGGAGTTGGAATGGGACGCCCTATTATTCATCAGCTACCCCAGTTGCCGAAACCTTTAGTCCTACAGCCTATTATGTTGATCAAACAGGGCTTGGTGGGTGGCTTTCAGCAGGTGTTGCGCAGCCCATAAAAACAGTAGCAAACAATGAAGATGTTTTACTAGTAGGTTTCGCTGGTAGAGGTAGAAAAACTAGGTTTGTATACACAGGTAATGATCTTCAACCATTTCTGTTTTTCAATATTAACTCAGAGCTTCCTTCCGACTCGACATTCTCATCTGTCGTACTGGATAAAGGAGCAATAGATATTGGAGTCTATGGTATTGCCATGACTGACCAACAATCTTCTCAACGAGTGGATCTTGATATTCCAGATTCTGTATTCCAGATTCAAGCGCTGAATAATGGAGTTCTTAGGGTAAATGCTATTAGAGATTTCTTTAAAGAATGGATCTATTTTGCTTATCCAGTGAATAGCAGCGCTTGGCGATTCCCGACTCAGACTTTCTTGTTTAACTATCGAGACAATACGTGGGCTGTTCAGTATGAAAACTTCACAGTTCATGGCACATTCCGTCCACAAATGAAGAAAAGCTGGCTAACCACGGGCTTCCATTCATGGAATACATGGAGAGAGGCTTGGAATTCTGGATCTAGTTCGGCTCTATTCCCTAATATCGTGGCAGGAAACCCTCAGGGTTATGTACTAATCAAAGGACAAGGGACTGGGGAATCGATATCTGGAACTATTCAGGCTATTGCAAATAATGCTGGAGAAACTCAAATCACATCAATCGACCATTGCGTCGCAGTAGGTGACTATCTTTTTATTTCTGGCGTTTTAGGCCTTTTGACTTCCACTATTACTGCGATTACGCAAGCCTCTCAAGCCATTATTTCAACTGTAAACACATTCGTTGTTGGAGACTCAGTAACCATTTCCGGTGTTTTAGGGATGACAGAGCTTAATGGAAACACATACACCATTGTGGCAGCAACTGGTGCTAACATAACTATCGATGTTAATTCTACTAACTTTACTGCATATATATCGGGAGGAACTGTTACATCGGCCATCAATGGCTTAATAGGAGCTGTCCGAACCGTCATAGATGCAAATAACTTTGTGATTGATCTTCCAGTTCCCACATTTAGCACAGTATATTTAGGACTTGGTAAATTCACTCGCCTTTCTCAACCCCTTCTACAAACCAAACAATTCAATCCATACTGGGAACAAGGACGACAACTCAGACTTTCCGTACAGAAGTACTTAATGGACTTTACGGCCAATGCTCAGGTAACTGTTAATATTTATTTGAGCCAAGATCCAGATGATGCATGGAATAATGTACTCAATAATCCACCTCCAAATGGCCTTGTTTATAGCCAGCTGATGTATACTTGTCCAGAATCTACTAATATTGGCCTGACACCTGCTAATACAAACTTGCAAATGCCAACAGCAGAGGGTCAGTATCAGATTTGGCATAGGTTTAATACTAGTATGATAGGAGATTCAGTACAGGTTGGAATAACGCTCAATGATGCGCAGATGAGGAATTTGACTTATGCGACGAGTGAGATTACACTCCATGGTATACATTTAACCGTGGATAGGAGTAGTCATTTAGCATGAAGTGGATAAGCGTAAAAAATAGATTGCCCGAGGAGAGTGTTTCGGTTCTGGGATTTGGTTTTTCCGGAAGTTCTTCTGACGAAAATCGTTCTGTAAAATGTTTGATAGTCTCTTGTCATTCATTTTATAAGGACGAAAAACATTGGCGTGTTGAATGTCAATGTTACGAAATTGGAGGAGAGTTAGGATTTGAAGTCACTCATTGGATGCCCTTACCAGAGGCTCCCAAATGACTCTTCAACAGTCACCATATCTTCGCGAACAACGCCAATTCCCCAACGATGACCTACAAGAGCTATCCAACCAAGTCGATCATGCTTATATCGATATCGCATCTAAAGTGAATGCACGTTCGGTTGGTCTTTATGCCAACAACTTTCAGATTGTCACTGGAAATAGCTGGTTTCTGAATGGTTCAGCCCAACGTCAACAAACTTTGCGACAAGTCTATCAATTCACAGCAGCGGGAAATATCCCTCATGGTATTAACTTTGCGACCTTGACTTCCATTCCTATTGGATTCGGGGGATATACAGACGGGACTAATTGGTACGGAGTAATCTATGCAACAAGTGTGGCAATACCAGGTCAAATTAGTTTTTATGTAACTCCTACTAATATTGTAGTATTATTAGGCGGAGGCGCACCAGCGATTACTTCGGGAAGTATTGTGCTCGAGTGGTTGAGTCAGTATTAGCATGTCTTCTTTTATATCCCCCTCGAGGCGCTGTTCGTTTATACTGTCTGAAATAGGAGTGCAAATGAGCAGAAGGAAATATTGTTTAGACGGTCAGATTTTTGGAAAATTGACGGTCATTCGAATGGAAAAAGGTAAAAACCTTTGTAGGTGTGAGTGTGGAAACGAAAAGCTCATTTTGTCATGCGATTTGATTAGAGGGAAGTATGTTACTTGTGGTTGTGAGAAACATACTATTTCTAATATTCCTTATGATGATAGATTCAAAAAGAAGCTATATTCTCGAATAAGAATAGATGCCAATGGGTGTTGGAATTGGCTAGGATCTAAAACTAAAGAAGGATATGGAACTGTGGCATATCGGGGGCGCGCAAAAAAAGCGACTCGAATGTCATGGGTAATGACGTATGGTGAGATTCCAGACGATTTATTAGTGTGTCATAAATGTGATAACCCCTCTTGCATAAATCCACAGCATTTTTTCTTAGGTACAGATAAAGATAATACGCATGACTCAATTGCTAAGGGAAGAAAACCCGGTTTTCCAGTTGGACAAGATAGGCCCCAATCTAAGCTTAACGATGAAAAAGTGAAAATGATAAAGATTTTAATTCAAAACGGCGTTAGTGTGAGGAAAATAGCCCGTGATTATGGGATGGGCGCTACAACTATACGCCACATAAAAACTGGACGTTGTTGGAAGCATGTTAAAATTGAGGAGGACGAATGTCATCGCTAAGCGGTAGTCGCGGATCAGCAGGCAATAATATTCCAAAAGGATATGCGGCGGGAAAAATACAGCAATATACTCCTGAAGCCATGAACCTGTATAGGCAACAATTTGGATTAGTTGGCCCTGGAAGTCATCTTTATGAACAAGCAATGGGCAGTGATCAGGGTTTTGCTCCTTATGAAGATTATGCAAGACGACAATTCCAAGAGTTTTCCGGACAGAATGCTTCCCGATTTAGTGGACTTGGGATGGGTGCACGCCATGGAAGCGGTTTTCAGAATCAACAGACTCAAGGAGCTCAAGATTTTGCTTCAACATTAGCTATGCAGAGACAGGGATTGCAAAGGCAGGCGTTGATGGACTTGATGGGGATTAGTGAGTCTCTTCTGGGCCAAAGACCTCAAGAACAATTCTTAGTCCCTAAGAAAAAACCATTCTGGCAAGAGCTTTTGACTGGCGCAGCTGGTGGTTTAGGACAAGCAGCAGGATCAGTCCCCTTCATGTTTATATAGGATAAATTATGGTTCAAATTTTACCTGAATCTCCTTCTTTTGGAAGCCAACTTGGAAGAAACTTAGGAACTGGTTTGTCTCAAGGGATAAGCAGTGGAGTCGACTTTGCCAGTAAATTGGGTGTAGAGAAAGAGAAAAGTAAACTCATTATAAACGCTTTAATCGAAAAAGGTGTTTCTCCTGAAGATGCACAACTTTATTCTCGTCTGACTAAAGGCGGACAAACGGCCTTTGTTAAGGATGTGCTTGAATCAGAGAAAAGGAAAAAAGATCTTTCTCCCTTCAATCCATTAAAGCGGCAAAAAGATCTTTTGGGTTCGGAACAGAAAACTGAAACAGAAGAACAACTTTCTCCTGAGGAGATGGTAGACAGAGAAATAGAACAAGAAAATTATATTCAGGATCTAGGCCTAACTCCTGCTGAAAGAGTAAAAAGAGAAAAAGAACGTTTTGATACCGGATATAAGAAATACGAAGAATCAGGAGCAAAACTCCGGGGAATGACTAGGGACAAGGAAAGACTCGATATACTTGAGAAGCTTAACTCTAGTGACAAACTTCCTCAAAACATGGGACGGCTTAATGTTGATAAAGAAGGAAACTTAAGATTTCCCTTTGCGTCTACGCCTGAAGCCGAAAGATTTATTAAAACACTTAATGAATTTTCGGCTGGAGCCAAAGACACCTATGGTTCCCGTGTTACTAATTTCGATTTGCAGCAATACATGAGAAGGTATCCTACGCTTGTGAATTCAAAAGAAGGAAGACGTCAAATTCTTCAGCAAATGAAAATCGTCAACCAGATCAACTCCACATATTATAAGAACCTTAAAGATGCTTATGATAAAGCTGGCGGCGTACGAAAGATTGATGCTGATAGAGCTGATATGCTTGCAGAGAAAAAATCGGAACCTAAAATTCAAGAATTAGTCAAAAAATTCGACCAAATAGGTCAGTTTCCAACTCTCCCGAATGCCGCCGAATTTAAAGGATCAAAGATTCGAAATAAAGAGACTGGAGAAATCATGGTAAGTGATGGAAAAAACTGGATCCCTGAGGAAAAATAATGCCCTGGGAATTAGTAGAAAATGCATCCGAAGAATCTGGTGGTTTTAAGAAATTTGTCCAAGGAACCCAAAGAAATTTGGCTAGAACCGGAGCACGAGTTGTAGAACAGGGACTTGGGCTTCCGGGTGATATTTTAGACACTTTGGTTGGAGCCGGTCAGTGGGGACATGAAAAATTAGGAATGAGTAGCCCGGAACAAGAAAAGGGCATAGCTCAGGTACGAAAATATATTCCTACAACTGAAAAGATAAGAAAATTGCATGAACCTTACACGGATGAGTATCTACAACCACAAAATAAAGTGGAAGCTTTCGCAGATGATGTAGTTCAAGACGCAACGGCTCTTTTGTCTCCTTCGGGAAGAGCTAAACTTGCTGAAAAATATTCCGCTAAATTATTTAAAAAGCTGGCGATTTCTACGGGTGCAAACCTTGCTGGAGAAGGTATTGAACAAGTAACGGGAAGTAAAGAAGCTGGAACCTATTCTAAAATAGGATCTTTGTTTATTCTTTCCTTAATCGATAAAAGAAGCGCATCTAAACAGATCGGGGATTTGTATCAAAAAGCAGAAGCGAATCTTCCTCAAGGCGCAACTGGAAATTCAATCAAGTTAGATAAAAATCTCAGCAATCTAAAAACTACAGTGACAAAAGGAAGACCTCCGGAAAATCTGGCGCCTTCCGAAAAGTTTGTTCTAGATGAAATTCAAAAGTTTGAACGCCTTTCTCAAGAGGGAAAAATTCCAATAGAACAGTTAGTAGCTCAAAAGAGAAGCCTAAACGAAGAATTGACGAAATTGTATCAAACGATTCCTGGGAAAAAGGGACAGGCAAGAGCTAGAGATTTAGCGAAACAAATCAATCATTTTGCCAATGATGCAATCGAAGATTACGGTAAAACAAATCCTCAATTTATGATCCCTTATAGAGAGGCTAATCAAGCTTTTGGAACAATGGCTCAGTCCAATTGGATTGCAAATTGGGCAGAAAAAAATATTAAGCAAACCCCAATGACGTCAGGGCTTATGCACCTATTTCTGGGGCCGACAACTACAACGATGATCGGCGGAATCGCTTTCCCTTATCAAGGTTATAAATTAGCCTATAGAATTGGAAAATCACCAACTCTCGCCAAAATATATGGAAAAACATTAAAAGCCGCTGCTAAAGAAGACGCTGTTGCTTTTAATAAGTATCTCAAAGAATTAGACAATGCGATTCAAGAAGAGGAGGGCAAAGATCAGTGGGAATTTATAGATCAAGGATCAAATATAGATTCGCTAGAATCTTTGGGCTTGTCTGCAGTTAACGAAGAATAAATCGCAAAAATTAATCCAAAAAGACACAGCGTCAACCAAATAATTAAAAATCCCATCCTACAACCACAGGCTCCAATCATTTTTCATTTCACATAGGTCACATTCGCCGCCTTCGATCTCTTCAACGATAAACTTATCAAACTCGACTGCCATCTCGTCTTGAACACAGCCGCAACCTGAGCACATAATTTTTACGATCATTTCGTCTTGCATGATATTATTTTTCATGATTTTTCTCTCTTTCTTCAAGCAAAACAGCCATTTTGGCTTCTAAAATCAAAATCCTTTTTTCTAAAGATCCATCAAAATCTTTGGATCTATATGCAGGTTTTTCATAAGCTAAATATTTGACAAAAGAAGCCAAAGACTGACCTCTTTTTTTGCTCCAGAAATTTAAAATTTCGAATTCATCCTCGGTAAATGTGACATTTACTCTGTGACCTTTTCCAGCCATAATAACCTCACTATGTGCTTAGTGTAACACTTATGCGTCATTATGGCTATATAGAATCTTTCTTTTATATTCTCAATCTTTTCTTTAATTCCTGCATCTTAGCGTAAGCGCTTTTTTGACCGCTGTCACTAAAATCAGAGGCCGAAGCGTATGGAGCTGCCCCAACTCCAGATGGTTGGTAATAAGGACTTCTTCTATTCGCGTCGATTTTCTCTTGAACTGATGGCCCTTTTTGTTCAGGCTTATCGATTCCGAGGGTTTTGATTGTTTCATAAACAAGTTTTTGTCTCTCAAAAGTATTTGGCATCTTCAAGATATTATCCGCAAGATTTTTATGCTTCATTGCGAATTTCTCAAGTAGCTCTTCGTCTTTCATGACTTTTTCGAAATCCGAGTTTTGGTTTAAAAATGAATCTCTTCTCTCTTGCTCAATCATAGATGCAGCCTTGGCTTCGGCTTTTTGATCGATGGTTTGCTCTATGTTCTTTTGAAAGTTGTTAAGTTCTCGACGCAATTTTTTACGATCGACATAAGGTTCATCGTCTTCTTGATCGTCTCCATCATCTGAGGCAGTTGTTCGGGATTTTTCTTGAGCAAGTCTTTCAAGAGCTGCAATTCTCTCCTCGGCTTGTTTTCTTGCAATTCGTTCTTCTTCAAGCTTTCGCTCGTACATTTTACGCTGTTGAGAAAGATTCTTTTCAACGTCATCATTTTTTATTTCCTGTGCTTGGAGTACTTGATTTTCTTCTGACATATATGACATCCTATTTAGTCTTGACGCCGACTCGCGGTTGGATATACTGTCATGTAGCATAAAAAAATATTGACGGCAACTATTATGAAAATCTCACGTACTGATGCTCACGATCGGTTCTCTTATTTCCAGAAACAAGGCTTCGATATTGCGGAGTGCTGCCAAGATTTAATCAATAAGCGTCCATTTGGTGATCACCCTTTTTATATCTTTGCGCACGCAAGAACGCTTGGTCTCGATGAAAAGATCAAACTATATTCGACTGGAAAATATGAAACTCTGGATTTAGTTCCCGAAAAAACAATTATCTGGCAACCTAGATTGACTAAACCGAAAGCGCAATCGAATTCCATGCTTTTTAAGGCTTATCCTGGATCAGATAACATAAGAATCATATGGATTATTCCTCCAAGAGAGTTATGGGATCAGTTCAAAAAAGGCAACATGACAGAAAATCCAACGGTCTGGATGAGTATTCATGATTTTGAGCATAATCGAGAGCAGCTTGAGGCGAGGGAAGATGATGATTTGCCGGATGAAGAAATTGATCAGATTTACAGAGAAATAAGTAGAACCGCAAAAAAGGTTGATGATGTTCGTTGAAATTACCGATATAGCTATGAATCAGCCCTGCAAAAGTTGTGGAAGAATAACTAATAACTTGGTTGCTGAGAATATGAAGATTGTCAAGAGTTCAATATTTGTTCACTTGCAATGCATGTGCGAAGGATGTGAATCGAATAAAGCAGTAACACCCATGAGCTTTTTAGATGCAAGTGGGCTTCAAGAGGATAATGGAGTATCAGGCTAAAGTCTTCGGAGGCTTTCGTAAATTCTTCGGAGAAGCAGGATTGACACCAGGCGCATAAACATCTCGAATCTTCCCAATCTTCGCTGGAAGAGCTTGGCCGTAATAGTCACCCATTCCGAACTTCTTATTGGCTGAATGTGCTTCAAGTCGTTTCTTGCTCATAGTCCTCTTTATCCATTTCGATGATCTCCCAGCAATGAGGACAAGTTAGAGCTTTCAGGGGTAGATCTTTTTGCAGTTTTATTATTTGGCTGCAAATAGGACATTGTTTCCCCAGGGTTCTTGTTTCGTTCATTCTCTCGCTTCGAATGGAATATTTTTCATACCAACATCATCATCTTTCATGGTTTTAACTCTTCCTTTGGGAAGAACTGGAGATGTTGATTTAGGGTTTTCTTTATGGCCAACAGGCTGTCTATGGCCTACGCCATAATGAGATCCAGCATTAACATAGCAACTTGATCGTTCATCATAGTCAGGGCATGTGAAATCCCATGGAGATTTCATCTTTTTGCCTTCTTTTGGAGCAATAGGATCTTTAAAACCTGTTTTCATATTTACCTCTTAAAAGACGCATTTGGCTGGGCGGCCTTTTGGATCAACACGTAAATCTCCATTCAGTCGATCAGGTTGTCCCGATCACTTGCCCACTGAAATTAATTTCTGTAACCAGACTTAGTAGGATGTCCTTTCGCTTTAGCAGCGTTGGCATCTTGCATCTTCTTGATAGCTTGGGTTGTGTCTTCGTATTCAGTTTCAGCGCCAGCGTGTTCAGCAGAAGCTTCATTTTTAGTCTTTACGCCTTCAGGGAATACGGAACCTTTAGATTTTCCGCCCGCCCAGAAAGAATGGTCATCAATTCTTTGGCCACCAGCCATAATTACCTCCAGGTAATTTTGTTGTTATGTCTTCTCAATAGCATTATAACAATATTCGTTCAATAAATCTTTAGCCATTTTGTTGTGGCCCTAGACCATTCATCATTTTAGTGACGAATTCATCGGACGCGGCATCGCTATGAGATTGTTGTTTTTCTCGATCTTCCATCACGGCAGATTGATAATCAAATGATTGAATTTCATTCATCTTAAGAGCTGTTTCAATCTCTCCATACTTACCGATAACATCGACCATCTTCTCCAAGGCTTCCATCTTAGCTTTGGTAGAAAGTGCACGATTTTTTGAGACTTCGGCCATGCGTTCTTCCAATAAACCAATATTACTTTCGAATCGACCATAGCGTTCTTTAGCCATCGCAATTTGATTAGCTGTTTTAGCATAGAGTTCTTTCAACTTGCCTTCCTCAACTGCATGCTGAAGATTGGTGGTGTGTTCTTGAGCAGCCGCCATCTGACCTTCTTGTTGCTTGAGGAAGTTGATGATTTCAGCCTTACCAGTGATGTTGAGTTTGGGTATGATCATCGAAGCAGGGAAGATTTCCCGTCCAAAAACTTGGTTCATATCGAGCATTTGCTGAGCTTGGAGGTTACTTTGTGTAGGTGTTAGGTCGCTTTCTTCTACTAATACATTATATTTGGCGAATACCTTTGAGTAGAAAAACGGACTCGGTTCTTCACCGATGATTTGTCCTACCTTTTCAGCGCTCCAGTTATTTAGAACAATCTGAAGGAGTCTATCTCCGAGTGTCTTTAATGATAGATCCCACTGATCGAAGTATTTCTGGAACACCATCAGGTTGGCAGCTTGTTTCAGGAGTACAGTCAAGCTAGAAGTCTGCTTGTCTTGCTGGCCTGACCAGTTCTCTAGATTGATACCCGATGTTTTGTACATCAGGTCTTCCATCTGTTGAGCTAAGGCTAGATCAGATTCGGGGACAGCAGACGGAATGATCTTTTCGCAATCAGCCATTTCAAAGCCATCATTAATAATAACGTCCCAACCTTGGCCAGATTTCTTTAGGTTGTCTTCATTTGCTACTGCCCCGACTTTGCGTTTCCATCCAGCATTGATTGTTGCGGCTGCGATGTCATTGTTCTGAATCACTTTATGATTGAAAAGGAATTGTGGTGAACGCATAGTTCTAATAAGACCGCGCACCCTAAGGTCGTAGTAGTTGATATGCGGCTCGTAGTTCCATACAACAGGAATGAACGGACAACCATCAAAACCTAGGGGATTCTCTCCCAAGAACATCATTTGATCGTTTAATACAACAGCCAGCTTCCATGTGGGGACTTCAACAGTGACTTCTTCCAGATCGGGTATGTTTTGAACCAGCATGTCCATATTTCCATCGCCACCGGCAAAGTCAAAGAACTGATTTCTTGTTTTGGAATAGAGTCTTTTCTTCTTTCGTTTCCATTTATACCAAACATAGCTGACGACCATAAGATCGTTACGAGCCATGTTGTAGTTTTCAGGAAGGAAGTAGAAGTTTCCGTACCGTTGAGGAGTTCCAGACATTGGAAGAATCGATTCAATTTTATCTGGGAATCTAGCTTCAGCCTCGCTTTTAGATATGTATTCCTGACACCATATAAACTGAGCATCTTCGAACGTCATGGAGCGGGCGTATGGATCACAGAGGAAACTATTATATTCCCAAAGTTTGAGCTTTAACTCGCCCTGAGCCTGATCTCCATTGGTATAGTCGAGATAGGGTTGTAATAGACACATTCCAGTAATGGCGGCTTGCTCGCACGCGCGCGAGAACTGCTCATGGATCTGGTGTCTATTAGCTTCCAAAGTAATAAGCTTTGTATATTGATCTGTGGTCTGTGGATCTGATCCCTCAGAGGCCGTAAAGTTGAAGTTCTTACGGTGTTGCCGTTGATATCCAGTCAGCATGTTTACTGGCTGTTGGCAGATATTGAAGTAGTAGTTAGAGTTAGTGGTATTGGTACCGGTATTAAAATATCGGTTTAAGAACGATTGCTCGCCCGCATAAAAGAGGGTCAAAGTTGTTACGCACCTTCCGGCGGGATTGGTCATTTCTGCCAACCTCTGCAATTTCATTCTATAGTTGCAGATCGGACTATCACATACTCTTTCGAGTCTCTAGGGTTTAGTCTCTCAGGCTGTATTTAAACTTGCCCCTTGTTACCCCGTCGGGCTTCCAAGTCAATTACCTAAAGTTTATCATCGACTCACTTTTAATCGATGTTAGACTGATTCCAGCGCGTTTACAGTCTAATAACAGGCCCGCTTAAGCCTGCTCAATGGGCATAAATTTCGAAAAAAGATTATTAAGCCACTGTCTTACGTTGCCTTGATTCGGCTCTATGTCCGAATTCCATGGCGGGTAGTAAAATGTCAAGTTGCCCTCCCTTAATAAGGTTGATAATTAAAATTTCACCTTACATTAAAGGGGTTATAGGGTCAAGTAGGGGCGATATTAATAGAAAAGAGGTCTAATTGTCTTGCATGGATCTTTAAAAGATCACTAACTTGCTTTCGCGTCATATTAAGCGTTTCTGCAATATCTTGATAGGCATATCCTTTTTTTCTCAAATCAACAGCAACAGGTGCAAGATTATTTCTGATATTGATTAAGCAATCTTGACCGCAGCGTGTCTGTTTCGAATATTTATTTACAAAGAATTTTTTTGAACATATTTTACAAGTTCTTTCTTCGTTATCTATACCACTAGCTCGTCTTGCAGCAGCTTTACACTTATTGGAGCAAAAGGCTTGGTGGTATACTTTTGTGCGAGCTTTTTTTCCGCATTGGGAGCAAGTTATTTCGAACTCTTCTCTTTTTTCCCATCCTAAGATTCCATGTTTTTTATGCCATTCTCTGCCTTCTTTACTTCGATGCCAATCTTTAGTAAGAGCACGAATTCTTTCAGCATGTTTTCTTTGGGCTTCCAATCTGATTGGATCGCTCATTAATTCATTTGCATGTAAACTTAAATGAATCCGTCCTTCAAGGATCTCTAAATTTTCTGGAGAGTTATTTGATTTATTGCCATCTTTGTGATGAACATGATAACCCGCTGGAACCGCACCTTTTATATTGCACCACACCCATTTATGAGCACGAATACGTGGATAGTCAGTAGAAATCCAATAGCCTGTTTTTTTATCTTGGTAAAACTTTCTTCCATAGTGAATTTGATGTTCAATCATAGGATAGCATGTTAAAACATCGATGAATTTTTCGTGAAGGGAAAAAGTTAGTTTAGAAGTTGCTTGAAAATCTACTGTTGATATATTTATTCGGATCATGTTTATATGGTTGATATGGAGTTATTTTATGTGTTAAACTATATCTTAAAGCGTCCAAACAATGGTCGTCCTTCTTAATGGGAGCATCCTCTCCTCTCTCTGATTTTTTAACATCCCACACATATGTTTCTATTTCTTTTATTAAATTTGGACAACTCTCGCAAACAAAGAGATTTCCCTTCGCCATTTCTGAAGTCATAAACGTGATACCGTCAAAAACATCGTTCTCGGCGTCTATAACCGTGATTCCCCTTTTTCTGAGTTCTACCTTGAACGAAGCTGCGGAAGGGTCAACATACACCCCTTTAATCGAATAAGGTTCAAGAAATTGCTGTACATCGTCTGCATATTCGCTATTTGTCTTCTGTCTTCCTTTTTTATGAGAATCCCAGACATATTCCTTTTCAACCCATCGGCAGATACCTTGTTGAGTTGTATGTCCAGTATTAATTCCTACAAGCTCACAAGCAAAGTTATTGGATACTCCATAATCGATACCGGCAATCCAATATTGAGCTGCGCGAGGAGGCCTTTTGACTACATGAATATTCTTATCGAAAAAGTCAAATATCGCTCCTTCTGCAAGACACCATATGCCCATATAATTGCGTTTATAGAATAGTCCGGAAAGGCTGTTTCTTATCCTGTCTTTGTAATCTTCTGGAACGTATGGATTATCGTCCAAAGTAAAACTGAGAGCATAATACTGCTTGTCTCCTCCTTCTGCTTTATCAATCCATTGTTTAATTTTATGCGTAGGATGCGATGGGTTGCATGAACAAAATAGCATTGAATGTGGGTTCGATAGGCGAGTATCGATCATATCGATGATGCTTTCGGGATATAGAGTAATCTCATCGCAATAACACAAGGAAAAGGTTTTACCTTGTATGGCACCGATAGCGCCTTCATCTTTTGCTCCAAGTGTTGAAATCGTCTTGTCCTTAAATTTAAGTTGGCGTTTACCAGGATGCCATGTTAAAAAAGGGTGAAAGATACCTAAAGGATTGTCAGGAGTATTGGCTTCCATGAGAAGGCGGACAGCATTATGATAGATGGTTTCTTGAGAGTGACCAATCATCCATATTTGACTGTCAGGACAATTATTAACAGCCTGCATGAATCTAAACAGGGTACTGACAGTCTTTCCAGATCGTACCGAACCATGAGCAATATTGATCTTTTTTGTGGAATCAAGGATAAACTCCATTTGACGTGGTGCAAGTAAATTTTGCATATTAATAGGACAATATGAAAAAAAAGTCTAAAAGTAAAATAATTAAATCCGTTTGGAAGGTTAGAAATGGAAAGACCGTCATTGAACTACAACGTTGGGTTTTCGAAAAACTTAATAAGCAAATGGGTGTAAAATCTTTGATGAAATCACTGGTGGATAAATAAATGGAGTGGAATCCTCAAAAAGAATATGGTTTATGTCTTCCTTATGGTGAAGATGATTACAATATAGTTCTATCGTGGGTACTTAAATGGCAGGATTTCGAATGTTTTAAACTGAATACAGAAGAATTTGTCCATTTTGCGACTGATGTTGGAATTAAAATCGAGGAAAATATTACAGGACATCCTTATGTAAAAAATACACTAGCGATGAAGTTTAAAATAGGAAGAAGACCTAGGAGTCAAAGGTATCCATGAAAAATCGAGCTAAATGTAAACTCTGTAATGATGTTCTCGAGAGCTTCCATGAATTTGACTATGTAACTTGTAAATGTGGCGAAATCTCTATTTCAGGTGGAAGTATAAGATTGGAGTGTTCTGCTAAGGATTGGAAAAACTTTGTCAGAATTGATGATCAGGGTAATGAAATATCAGTCAAAGTCCTCCAACAAGGTGAAGTAAATGAACAAAAAGACGAAGAAAGCCAAGACATGACAAGAGATGAGAAGATTGAAATGCTCGAAACCATGGTCAAAAATATCGAAAGTTTGCCAAAAGCTGCATTGTTAGCCTCTATTAATCATTATGACTTGTATTCTTATTTGATTTTAGTCGTTTCGATCTTGAAGTCTGAATCGAAATAATCAGTATAAAATAATTCGTATATCTCGCATATAGAAATTATAGGTGAGATATGTCCGTGCAGCCTCCAGCCAATCTTTATACACAGGGATTCGGATCAAGACCGGAAAGCGTCGAAGTTCCAGTTATTGAGACACGTGCTCCAACTCCTGGTGATGTGAATTATCCAATTGGTAAGAGATGGATCGATAGACTAACTAATGTTGAGTATACGTTAACATCTCAATCTACGGCTGGTGGAGTTTTAACTTCTACTTGGATATCAGGTGGTAGTGGATCAGGAAATTTAAATCAACTAACGCCTGATATTGGCGGTCCCGTTCTTCCAGTTAGTGGGAATATTAATATAAATGGAATAGGTGGTCTACAGACCATTAATGCTGGAAATCCTACAATGCAAGTCAACGATCTTCGTTGGCTTACTCAATTCACCGTAGATCCAAATGCTTCTGCTGGTTCAGATGCTGAATTTACTACTATTACAGCAGCTGTAGCAGCCGCTTCTGCTGCTGGAGGCGGAACCGTATTCGTTAGAACTGGAACATATAACGAATCATTTACATTGCCTCCAAAAGTGATTTTAACAGCTTTCCCTTCTGCTCCTTCTGTTTTTGGATCTGCTATCGGAGCAATCATTAATGGAACTGTAACATATGCAGGGCCAGGAGAATCAAGGATTAATGGCATCTCTTTAACAAATTCTGGTGCGTCTCCAGCTTTATTATTGAATGGTGCAGGAAGTGGGCTGTTGGCAATAAATGATTGTTTTTTTGAAGGAGGAACTGTAGCAATTATTGAATCCTCCAATGCTAACATGACGTCAATATTTTTCAATTGTATTCTCATAGCTGAGACATCAGATTTAATTAATAACACTGGTGGCTCTTTTATGTTTACCGATTGTTTGCTTCCAAATATTGGAGGAACAGTCAACATCTTCATCAACGGAATGTCTGCTGGTGCCCAGTTTATTGGTTGTAGCATTGGTGGCCCAATTACTTTATCAAATGGTGCCGGAGTACAATTAGAAAATTCTAACGCTCAGTTAGTAACTCTTAATGATACAACGGGACTAAAAGCGCTGTATTCTTCTTTTAATAACAATAATGGATCTGTGTTAATATTAAATGATTTATCACAGGCTAACTTAAATCAATGCATAGTGAATGCTCAAACTCCAGCAATTACGGTCGCTGTTGGAGCAAACATAACAATAGATCAGGCAAGCATAAGTTCGAGTGGGGCTGGTTTTGCTATAACGGGTACAGGTGGTTTGTTTTATGGACTTTTAGAATTTAATAATGGAGCAAATACTCTTGATCCAGGATTATCTATTTCTCTTTTTTCAGTTAGACCATTCTCAACAGCCGGAGCGTCTTCTGCTTTCGCAGATAGAGGATTGGCCTCATTTAATAGTTCTGATTTCACAGTAGATACTAATGGATTCGTGAGTTTGGCTGGAGGCATATCGACAATTTATGATGGCGATACTGGTACTGCTGCTCCTTCAGGAGGTGTATTAGATATAATTGCGGGAAATGCAAGTTTAAATTGCGGTTCCTCCGTTCAATTTCAAGCATCTGGAAGTCAGGTTGAATTATTTGTCACAGATGGTGCAAGCAATACTATTATCGGTTCAGATTCAGGAACTTTGGTTTCACCAGGAACTGGTAATGTCGTATTGGGATCAGCAAGCTTAAATAGCAGCCCCACAACCAATTTCAACACTATTTCAATCGGCAATAACTGTTTGCGTGCTGCAACAGCTGCGATGAACCATATAGCAATTGGAAGCGAAGCTTTAAGTTTTATTACTTCAGGAAACAATAACATTGCGATAGGAATTCTTGCGGGATCTTCTTATACAGCTGCCGAGAGTGCGAATATTTGCATAGGTGCGGATGGGACAGGAGGAGAAAGTCAAGTCACTAGAATTGGTACTTCGCAAACTACTTGTTACATAGCTGGGATTGCTGGAAATTCGGTTTCCACTCCTCAATATGTAACGATTGATCCTGCTACTGGACAACTTGGATCATCTAATACAAATGTTTTTAATTATAAAAATGTCAATTTCGGGCTTTCACCTTATACAGTTTTATCAACCGATTATTATATTTCAGTTGATTCAAGTGGTGGCCCCATAACTTTAAATTTCCCGAATGTTCCATCTTCCGATCAAGTTTGGATTGTAAAAGATAGAACAGGAACATCGGCTACTAATAACATTACAATAACAACAACAGGAGGTTCTGTCACATTTGATGGTGCTACTTCTTATGTTATTGCTACCCACTATCAAGCAATAAACTTGCTTGCAAATGCAACACCAACATATGAGGTATTCTAATGGCTTACACAGGCCCGTTTCCTATAACAGTTCCCGATGGAGGAACAGATAATACAACCTTTACAGCTTATTCTTTAATCTGTGCAGGTACAACAGCAACAGGTGCTTTCCAAAACGTTTCCGGCGTTGGAACAGCTGGACAGGTTTTAACATCAAATGGAGGAGCAGCTTTACCAACTTGGCAAAGCGGAGCGTCAATCCTGTCAATTACTTCTGTGGCACATGGAGCTTCTCCTTATACAGTATTAAGCACGGATGAGTTCCTGGCTTGTCAGAGCTCTGGTGGCGTAATCACCATCAAATTACCCAATGCTCCAACCACTGGAAGAGTAATTTATATAAAAGATTCTACAGGAGCCGCTGCAACAAGCAATATTAGTGTTACAACTGTTGGTGGAACTGTCACAATCGATGGGCAGACCACTTATACTGTAAGCACGAACTATGAATCTATCAGCGTTATTTTTGATGGGACAAACTACGAGGTTTTCTAATGTCATATATAGGTCCATTATCAATAAATATTCAAGAATTCACAACATCTGGGACCTATACTCCTACAGCAGGAATGAGCTATTGCATCATTGAATGTTTAGGAGGCGGAGGAGCAGGTGGAAGTTCGGCGGCATCTGGTGGATTGTCTTATGCCGGTGGAGGGGGAGCTGGATCTTATTCCAGGATTGTCTCTTCAGCCACAATATTGGGTTCCTCTCAAGTTGTATCAATTGGAGCTGGAGGTACTCCTGGATCTGCTGGAAATAATCCAGGTGGTAACGGAGGCGATACTTCTGTTGGTGCTATCTGTATAGGAAAAGGAGGAACAGGAGGGGGGGGAGCCGCTGGCAATGGCACAGGTGCTGGGGGCGCAGGCGGAGTAGCTGGAACAGGAACTGTTAGAATCGTAGGAGGATCTGGATCTGCAGGGGTGGGAGGAAGTATAACAACTCTTTTTGTTACTTCCGGTTCTGGTGGAAATTCAGTATTCGGATCTGGAGCGGAATCATCTAATAGTCCAGGCACAGGAACAGCTGGTGCTGGTTACGGATCTGGAGGCGCAGGTGGATCTAGTTACAACAGTAGTGGATCTTCTCAGGGGGGAGCAGGAGCAGCAGGAATTATTATTATAACGGAATATATAATCGCATAAATAAAACAAGGATATTATATGACAACCCAACCAGGAGCTAATCTTTATACACAAGGATTCGGAAGTCGTCCCGAAAACGTGGAAGTTCCAGTTATATCAACAGTTGCTCCAGCTCCTAGCGACGTTAATTATCCGATTGGTAAGAGATGGATCAATAGATTGACCAATATTGAATATACTCTTACTTCTCAGTCCACTCAGGGAGGGGTTTTATCTTCAGTTTGGACAGCTGGGGGTGGAGCTTCCGGAGCTACACAATTTACTGGTAATACAGGCATAGCAATGCCGTCCGGTGGCAATCTTAATGTTATCGGTACAGATACAATGAATGTTGTTGGATCTGGGAGTACATTAACTTTGAGTCCAACGACTGCTGGATTCCCGATTACTCCATTTGTGGTAGGTCCACCTGGTTTAGCAGGCTATCAGACTATTCAGTCAGCGATTAATGCAGCTGAAGCAGCAGCTTCTGTTGATCCTATTTATATTCAGCCAGGAACCTATACTGAAAATCTAGTTGTGACAGGGAATATTATGCTGGTAGGAACCCCTGGTTTCGGCATTCCAATGATTGTAAGTCTAGTAGGGACACATAGCGTTGGAGCGGCATCAAACATTTTTTCAATCAGGGGTATCAATCTATCAAGTTCTGGAGACATCATATCGACAACTGCCGCGGGAGCAGGAACGATTTTACTGAATGAATGTTTTACCAATTGCGTTGGATATACTTTCAATGTCCCAAATTGGACAGGAGCACTTGTAACTTTCTTCTGTTTAAATCCTGGAAGCGGCGATGATGGATTCGTAAATAATGCTGGGGGAGCTAATGCGATTGTTTATTTTAGCGAAGTAGGAATGGGATCAACTTTTACGGCTGCAATCTCAGGAGGACTTAATTCATTTAATGCAGGAATACAATGTCCAATTACAGTTTCCGGAACTGGAAATCTACAGGCGGCCTCGGATACTTTATTTCAAGGAACCATTACCATGGCGGGGGCTTCACAACTTGACTTGAATGAGTGCAATGTAAGCACATCTACGACTTCAGCAATTATTTTCAATTCGTCCAGTGGAGGTTTCATTGGTAACACCACCATAAATAGTTCCGGAAGTCCCGTACTGGCTGGTACAGGTACAGGAACCTTAGTGTTGAGTAATATTTTTTGTCCTTTCAATTTTACCTATGCTAACACATTGACTATTGCTTGGTCTGGTTCAAATATGGCAGCAGGTAATATTGCTCTGGGGGACATCCAGGTTGTCGGTGGAACTACTATGACTAATGTGAATGATACCACAATTTCTTCTGGAACTGGTTCCATTGCCATGTCTTCAACTAATCCAGCCACAAATGCTGTTTGGATTAAGATTAATGTCGGGACTACGCCTTATTGGATACCCGCATGGACGACCAATTCTCCATAAATAAAATTTATTCTTATTTACTTTCAAAAAATCTCTCGTCGTTGTAGATAGAGAATTAAGTCTAGGAGAGAAACATGTCCGTTCAACAAGGCGCTAATCTTTATACACAAGGATTCGGATCAAGACCAGAAGGTGTTGAAGTTCCTGTCATAGCCAGCGTTAATCCCACAGCCCAGAATGTGAATTATCCTCAAGGTAAGCAATGGGTTAACGAACATAATAATACAGTTTGGTTTTTGACGAGTTTTGCAAGTTCTCAAGGAGTCACAACGGCTACTTGGACACAAGTTTAAAGAGGTAACATGACGATACAACCAGGTGCTGTTTTAAATACGCAAGGATTTGGGAATCGGCCTGAAAATGTCGAGGTTCCTGTTATCGAAACAAGAAATCCAACTATTGCTGATGTAAATTATCCACTCGGAAAGCGTTGGATCAATCGGATTGCGAATTCAGAATATACTCTCACATCTCAATCTACTCTTGGAGGAGTTTTAACCTCAACCTGGACAACTGGAAGCGGAGCCGCTGGTCTTACTAAACTGACAGGAAACTCAGGAACAGCCATTGAATCAGCAGGAAATATCAATGTTCTTGGAACAGGCGCTATTAATATCACAGGATCTGGAGATACTCTAACAGTTTCAACAAGCGCAACAACTCTTTTCCCTATTACACCGTTCGTGGTAGGAACAGGCGGACAGGCTGACTATACAACCATTCAAGCAGCTATTACAGCATCGGCAGGCGGACCAGCGGCGATCTATATCCAACCAGGCGCATATACAGAAAGCCTATCTTTTAACGCGGGACAGGCCATTTCATTGGTCGGTGTGGGCGCTGAAGGTGGTTTGAACTCTTCAGTTAGCATTATCGGCATTCATGCTCTTCCAAGCACGGGAGAACTTAGTTTCCAAGATTTGAATTTTTCAAATGCTACAAGTATTTTTAGTGCGGGTGGAGCAGGATCAAGCAACCTTCAGTTTACTAACTGCACTGGAGGAGCAACTAATGGATACTTCCTTAATATCGGAAGCTGGACTGGTCCCGTTCTGGTCCAAAACTGTGTATTAGATCAAGGAACGACAGATGGATTCATCAGTAATGGAAGTGGCTCATCGCGTGTTACCATTCTTCAATCTTTTGTAGGCGCTGGAACTGGGAATTCATTAACTACTGGAGGTGGAGCGATACAAGTCGATTTCTCGGAGGTAGTATGCCCTGTTTCATTAGGTGCTGCGGGAGGAGAGGCGGCTTATTCAGCTTTTCAATCGACAATGCTAGCGGCTGCTGGTGGATGGGTATCGGTAAAGAATATTTATACTGGAAGTTGGACTGTTGTAGGAACATTTAACGCAAGTTTTGTTAATGATATTTTTAATACTAGCCCAGCTGCGATTATGAATATGGGTACCAGCGGTGCTGTTACATTTACAAATTGTACTACTATAACTTCCGCTGCTGATGTAATTTTTGGAACTGGAACTGGAACTGTAAACTTCTCAAATTTTATGCACAGCTTGAGTTCAACAATTTCGGGATCGTTTACCATTACTGAAACAGGCTCTGCTCAAGGAAATGGTCTTAATTATATTGGAGATGTCATTCTATCGAGTGAAAGTGGAGCGGATGCGACTGTTGGAAATCTCGGAGGCGGCGCTGCTACTACGATCAATGCTGGTACAGGTGGGCTTGCATTCTTAACTCCTGGTGGCCAAGTAAAAATGTTTCCAGGAACCGTAAGTTCAGGAACAGATGCCGCAACGCTCAATACTCAATATGGAGTAGTTAGATTTACTGGTCAAACAACTGCTTCAGGCTCTCCACAAACTTTGTCAATAACAAATTCCAACTTTGGGCCTGATAAAGCTGTCATCTGTACTGTTTACAATCTTAACGCTTCCGGACTAGATGCAGCTGTAGCTTTGACAGGCATGCGTTTAACGGGAACAGTAATGGACGTCATTTACACAAACAATGGGGCTGGATCTTTAAGCACGGGCGATGACGTATTAGTAACATTTTGGGTAACTAACTAGGAGATTTATGGGTTCACTATCAACAGCATTATATCCAGAGCCTTTGAGACTTATTGATTCCTCTACACTAGCTGGAGTCTATGCGCCTGTAGGAAGTCCCTTTTTACATCCTATACGAATAATGAAGATTACAAATAATTCAGATGTCGATGTGACTGTTTCATGGGATGGCTCTACAGATCATGAAATTGTTGTGGCAGGATCTTTTCTTCTCTTAGATGTATCAACTAACAAAGAAGCCGCTTTAGCTTTTGAAATTTCCCAGAATACTCAGATATCCGTCAAAGGAGCATCTGGTACTGGAAATATTTATTTAAGTGCATATTATGGCAAATAGAGAGGTGGGTTATTTCACAGTCAGGACCAAATAAATTTACAGGTGGTAGTAGTACAGGCATTACTACAATAGATGGCGATATTGGATCCGTTACAGGCGCTGTTGTAACGATCTTTGCTGATAATTCCGCACTGAATTGTGGATCATCCGTTTTGTTCAATGCATCTGGAAGCGTATCTACATTAAATGTAACCGATGGAAGTGGCAACACTATAATCGGTGAAGGCGCTGGAAATGCTACGATTTCAGGAACTAATAATACGGGCTTAGGCCTTGACTGTATGACTGCTTTGACTACTGGAAGCAATAACGTAGCTATTGGATATTTCACCTTAAATACTAGTAACTCTGATAGTGGAAATACAGGCTTAGGATGGGGATCTCTAACATTTTTGAACGGTGGAAGCAATAATACCGCCGTTGGATTCCAATCTATGAATGGGTCGGGTTCTGGAAGTAATAATACTGCATTAGGAGTTAACTCCTTACTTAGTGTTGGAACAGCCAACCAAAATACTGCTATTGGAGGTTCTGCATTAGAAACGCTGACAGGAGGCACTAACAATGTTGCCCTAGGTTACGAATCGATGCTCGATGCAACTGGGTCTTTTTATAACACTGCTATAGGAACTTTAAGTCTTAATCAAATTTTGACGGGACAATATAATACTGCATTGGGTTACATAGCTGGCGGAAACTATACTGGATCAGAAACAAGCAACATTTGTATTAATGCTCAAGGTGTCGTCGGTGATAACAATATTCTGAGGATTGGAGATACGACAGGCGGTGGTTTTAACGGAATAAATGCTGCTTATATACAAGGAATACATAACAACACTCAAACGGGATCCGCTGTAACAATAAATCCTTCTACTGGGAGAGTTGGTGTGGCTGGTGGGATTATAACCGCTCCCGTAGATTCACACACTGCCACTATAGGATTTGGAACAAGTCTAACTGCTGGCACATCTATACAGAATACTCTAGGCTATGATGTTCTAGTTAATATTTCCGTCTCTGCTTCAAGCGCTACAGGAGCAACTGTAGTTCTAGGAATAGGACCCACTAATACTCCCACAACAGATGCCGTAAACGCCAGCTTCACTGCCGTAAGTTTCGCCCCAATTACATTTACGGCGATTGTTCCCAATACTTACTGGTTGCTTGTTAATACTACAGGCACCATTACTGTTTCTTCAATAACAACACAGGTTTGTCCATTATGACCCAACCTACGCCTAACATTCTTTATCCTGTAGCAAATGGAACGACCTCTAGTCTTCCTTTCATTGAAGTTTTCAAAAATAGAAATCCTAGTACAAACGACGTTAACTATCAAATCCAACAACGTTGGTGGAATACTAACACAAATGTAGAGTATGTATTAGTAGGTTTCATTTCCACAGGTGGAGAACTGCAAGCCAATTGGCAAGCTGTTTCAACGGGTTCAATTATTCCTGTTGAGACCTTCACTGCTGATACTGGTGGGGCTGTGAGTCCTATTGCCAACAATATTAACCTATTCAGCGGTGATGGCGTGATTACTACCGCGGGAGACCCAGTTTCTGCTACTCTTACAGTCGAATTAACAGGAATTGTCACTCCTGCTCATGGTGGAACTGGCGTTGTTAATCCTCCTGCGCATACAATTCCGATCGCTGAAGGATCATCCAATTTCAATTTCCTTGGACCAATGATGTCCGGACAGGTACTAATAGGATCCACTGGAGTTGATCCTGTCGTTGCGAATTTGACTGCGGGCGCTGGTGTGATGATCACAAATGGACCTGGATCTATTACGATTGCCTCCACATCCTCTGGTATGGGAATTCAGACTGAAACCGGAAATTCTGGTGGGCCAGTTGGTCCTGATGGATCAAACAATTTAAATGTGATTGGCGATGGAACTACGATTGAGGTAGTTGGAACTCCATTAACGAACACTCTGACCATATCTACCACCGATACTGTTGCCACAACATATGACGCAAATGCTGGCTCAGCTGTTCCTGCTGGAGGCGTTTTGCATGTAGTGGGATCTGGAAATATTACAACTACAGGTGCAGGAAATACGATAACTGCAGAACTTACTGGATTAACAGATCATTCACTTATTATTGGCAGAACTGCAAATACATTCGCAAATCTTGGTGTGGCAACAAACGGCCAGCTTCCTATTGGTTCAACAGGCGCAGATCCCGTTTTGTCTACACTAACAGCCGGTTCTAATATCTCTATTACTAACGGGGCTGGATCAGTTACGATTGCTGCTCCTAGTGTGTTTTCGTCAATCAATAATCAAGTTTTTACAACTTCTGGCACCTATACTCCCACAGCAGGTATGTTATACTGTTATATTCAATGTATTGGCGGGGGCGGAGCAGGAGGAGGGGCTGCGCTCACGGGCGGAGGATCTTACTCTGCTTCTGGTGGTGGTGGTGGTGGTGAATATTCAGCGGGCATATTCTCGGCTGCTGAAATAGGAGCGTCAGTTGTAACAATTGGAGCTGGAGGTACTGCTCATAGTGGAACTACAGGAGGGGCAGGAGGAACAACAAGCGTAGGATCTTTAATTTCTTCTGGTGGTGGTTCAGGGGGTGGCAGCACTGGAGCTACGTCTATATTATCCATAGCGGCAGGAGGCAATGGGGGGGCAGGAGGTAGTGGGGGAGATTATAGATCCTCAGGAGTAATTGGTGGCTATGGAATCGCAGCTTTCCCTCTGACAATGTCTTACGCTGGAGGTGGCGCTTCATCGTTCTTGGGAGGAGGTTCTCAAATCAATGGATCATCTGGAACACCTGGACATGCTGCTATTGGATATGGTACAGGAGGCGGAGGCTCTGCCAATGAAATTAATACAGCCGCCCAGTTGGGTGGTGTTGGAGCTTCTGGCTTAGTTATCATTACGGAATACATCTAAAGACTTGAGGCTCTCTTTAAAGGCTTTGCTTATGTTTTTCGCCTCTTCGATCGTCTTACAATCTTCAATTGAAGCAATTAAGCCTTCCAAACATCCGTCTAAGAATTTTACATATGCGTCGCTTTGAATCCTTTTCTTCCTAAAAACTTCATTTTCCATTTTTAAACCCATTTTTCAATTGGTGTTAGCAAATACTTCTTGAAATGACATGGCAAATACTATATCAGAAGAAAAAAGACATGGCAATAAATTCTGAAAATATACGACCCAAGCTCAGGAAATATGGAAAACGATCAGTTTGATTTCAAAGAAAAGCTTTCCTTCTATATTTTCTTATTAGCCGCTCTCATTTTCGTCTCACTTTCAACTCTCTATCTGGTATCATGCGCTCCAAAGTATGATGAGCCATGTTTAAAAATATTTGTAGAACAAGACGGCGAGTTATATCCGGTCAACGAACAAATGTTGCTTCCACCCCTTTAAATAAAGAGCACGTAAAGATTGATTGGTGCTATTATAATTTTTATATGTTTTGTAATAAATAGTTTATGTCCAAAAAGTTCTTATCATAAATAGATGGACGCTCACACAACATAATTAATAATTATCAGACCATAATATTTAAGGGGTTATGTTATAATATCCTAATGGATAGATTTATTGAAATACCTGAATTTATTGATCGCGCTAAAAAGGCTACCGTACGTCAAGCTGAAGAAAACGAATTTGAAAATTATTTGAAGAAAAAAAAATATGAAGACGGTCGCAGAAAAACTCCTCGATTTAAGGAGCAATACAAAAAATATGAACGAAGTGAAAAAGGAAAAGCAGTAAGGAACAGAAGAAATTCACTTTTTAAGATTGGTAAAATCAAAGATTTTTATGAAAATCGGCCAGAAGGTTATCACGTAGATCATATCATACCTTTGGGTCTGGGTGGGAAACACGATCTAGAAAACCTTCAATATTTATCACCTAGTGAAAATCAAAGAAAGTCTAGAAGCAGGATAACAACAGATATGAAAGTTCAGCTTATGAGAAATCGTTTTATTCGGGTGCTTTAACTTCGGTTGGTGGAATCCACCAGCCCCAAGTTTCTTCGCCAGTTTCTTGATTGGTTGACATTAACCATCTTGATCCGGGACACGGAGGTTCGTTTAGGTGGTTTTCAACTAAACATCCGGCATGGGCAATTACAACAAAGGCCAAAAGAACCCACAAACCAAGCTTAATTTCTGGTGTCATTTCGGCAACTTCCAATTCAAGCCCTTCTTTTCAGGCTTTTTATTGGTAAAAAGACATTTGATTAAAGTAATCAGTTTTTTCATTTTGGCATCTCCGGTAATGGCATCCAGTGTGTTATTTTTTGCAAATTTTCAGGATGAAAATATATAAACCATCCGAACATTCTGTTAAATTTTCCTTCAAAAATCCAATATCCTTTTTTTTGTTTTAAATTGTTGTCTTCCGGAATACAAATCTCGCTAAGAACGAGTATTTTAATGTCATCTTCAGGCAATCTATCCTTAACGCTAATCCATTCCATCTTCTCTCCAAATGCCCTCGCCTCAGTGCTTTTCTTATCAGCGGATATAGAAACACCCTTAGTGATGCATTCGCTGTAAAAAGCTTAAGCGACGAGGGACAAAGTTATAGTTTCTGTCTGTATGGTTCAACATATTTGCGTTCCCATTCGTCATCGCTCATCGGTTTGGAACCGACCTTGATCGTCCGCTTAGTCTTATCAAAGTCCATCAAAGCTTGATCTGCCATGTTACACATTAATGCTGCGCAAGCGATCATCGTTTGATCGATTTTACCTTTCTGAGCATCGGCAAACACTCTGTCCCATACCTGATCGGCTGTTTTCTTTTTGCTAAAAAGCTCTAGAAAAACCTTATTATCATTTTTAAGTAATTTATCAGACATTAACCCCACTCCCCTCCACCTTGGAAGTAATGATTTCCTCCATCGTTATCAGTAGAGATGTGGAGATCATCATCATGAGTTGAGTCTTCCCGAGCTTCTTGTTGTTTTTGAAAATCGCTCTTTTTGTCTTCGGGGTCGTTTCTTGGGAAATGCTCAACTTCCACATTCGGGGCAAAGCCTCCTAAACATTCGGCTCTAATGGTCAAAAATAGAAAAATCGCCGCGGCAATTCCAATTACAACGAATCTCGCCACGTTCCAATAGTGTGTAAATCTCTGCGCATTCATATGCATTCCTTTTTTTAATTTTACCTAGATCAAAAATTCCAGTCGAGCTATACAAGGCTCTATGAAGATATCGATAGGCGACATAATATTTTATTCTTTCCTAACTATAATATTCATACTTCTTTGCGTCATGACATCCTGTAACATTACCGAGATCATAGTTCGCAATGAGAACGGATCTACATGCACTATAGATGCCAGCATTACAGGAAATCCTCAAGTCGATCCCAATATTTCAGGATCGGTCTCTAAACCATAAAAATGATCGGAGGCTTTAGTATATAATTCTTCCAGCCGATCAAGGTCTCTTTTTACAAGCATGCTAAATTTTGGCAAATGGTTGTCCATTTCGACTAATTTGTTTTTTTCTTCACGCATCCATTTACACAATTCGGACATGGAATTAAATTCGAGATGATCATAAATTACACCTCCTTTTTTATCGAACGTGACATTAGAAACTTTGAATGGACTTGTCATTTAACACTCCTCAAACCAATGTCGCTTGTTCAAGATTCATATGCTGAGTCTCTTCAGTTTTCTCTTCAGTCCATTTCAAATAAGACTTTGCAAACTTCTCAGGACTCTCCAAAGCTTGTCTAACTATCTCCTGATGACTGAACTTTTTACTCTTGCTCGTAATATACATCAAGAAATCAGTCAGGTCATGATCCAAGTTCTCAATCGGCTTGAATCTGTCTTTAAAGGCTGCAAGCTCTTCTTCCATAGAAGGAGCTTTTGCAGCTGTTCTTTCTTCAATTTCTTGCGGTTTTTTTTCTTCTTCATAGTTTTTCGCTTGCGCCATTTCATCAAAAGTATAAATGTTTGACAAATCTCCTGGAAAGCCTTTTCTTAAAGCGAGGGCTTCCGCACATTTAGAAAGTTGATTGTGTTCAGAATTTTTCCAAAATTTTGTCGGTTCATACTCTCCGGTTTTTCTATTTTTAAAAGTTTGGACATATTCATTGTAGAAAGCTGTAGCTGCAACTTCATGCCACGTTCCATCTGCTGTCATTTTTTTTACGTATGATGTAGCAGAGACCAATTTTCCTTCCTTATTATAGGTAAAAGTAGGTTCTCTTCCTGGAGCATATTTTCCTGTTCTGTCTGCCATAAGTCTATAGCCATCTATAGAAACTTGAAGAGTGTATGTGATTTTTTTAGTTTCCCAATCTTCCCTAGGAATGGCGTGAATTTGTCTTAATTCAGGGCTTAATCCTGTTCTTTTGCAGACGCTTTCGAACAATAGCATTTCATCATCCGAAGCTCCCTTCATGTAGGTTCTTTTCCAAAGCTCTATTTTTTCTTTCCATTCTTCGTCTGATCTATTTTTCTCTATAAGTTCTCTACTCATTTTCATCTCCTTCTGCAAGTTCTGCTTGTATCTTTTCTAAACTTCCTTGAATTCTTCCTAAGTTGGAGGAAAATGAGGCTAGATCTGAAATGATCTCGTCTAACCTAAATGTCATCTCATGAATCCTGTTTCTGATCCTTACGAGCTCGAACTCTGGGTCCATTACTTTCTCCTCACAACGAACTTCTTATCTTTCACGATTTTAACCCCCGGAATCTCTGTCTTTCCGAGATCTATGTGCTTCTGGAGAAGCTTTTCATCGACAACCCAATACTCCTCGGGGATTAGGTTCTTGTCTTCGATCTCAAAGCTCAATGTTTCCTTGAAGTAAGTCGAGGCCTTGGCGCTGCTAATATTATTTGTAGCCTCTGGTAACGAGATCTCTATACCGAAAGATTCGGAGAGCTTCCTGACGACCTCTTCATGTTCTCTGGCCTTTTCTTGTTCTTTCTGCTGGAACGTCGCCATTTTAATTTTGATGTCGTATTCGATGCGATTGAGCTGTTCTTGCAGGGTCTTAGCGCAATCATTAATGGCTCCAACCATCCGTCTCATAGGCTCGATAGACACCTTACGGTGCTCTTCAATGGATTTGTATAACCCTTTAACGTCAGAGGTAAGGTCCAGGGCTCTCTTACAATTGTTCATATCTTCGATGACAAGCATTCTGGCTAGATCTGACATTCGGGAAATAGACGGAAGATGAGCTTCGATTGTGCGTATCGCAGGATGACGTTCATCCTCCAGGACTTCAATTTCATCTTTCAAGAAATCTAAAAATTCTGTATCTTCTTTCGTATCTTGCATGAGGTTATCTCCCTCTTGTTGGATTTTACACTTCTTTAGCCCGTCGTTACAGCGGCGGGTTTTTCATATGCACACTAATATAACTGAACGTTCAATTATTCGTCAAGTACCGATATAAATTATATGTGGAAATCGCTACAGACGTCAGTTCTTTCGTGATCTCATATTGATGAATCTTAGGGAATCCTCCTAGCTTATCTAGTTGAACAAAGATCGCCATTTTATCTACTTTTATCCCATTCGTTTGGCACAGGAACTCATAAAGAGCTGCCTGAAGTGGCCATTTTTTCACATCTTCGCTAGCGGTGCATTTAAAGTCTACGATCTGATGTTTGCCGTCCGTCCCTAGTTCCGCGATCATATCGACGCATCCAGTTAGATTCATGGGCTCGTAGAACAGGCGCATCTCAGAATGTATGGTCTTCAGGCCTACTTCTTTTTCCCACCGATGAAAAGACCTGAGATACCCCATTTCGTGGGGGTCGGATAGAGGAAAGAACTCTCCTTTAGTGTGAGCGTTTATGGCTTCATGGACCCTTGTGCCCCTGTCAGCGGCGTTCTGAAGAACCCATGGATTAATGCTATTTATGGGGAATGTCCATTTTCCGTCGATTCCTAGATAAGGAACGAGAGCCAGAACGCTGCTTACTCGAATCCACTTGGGGTCTAAGTTTTCCATGATGACCTTTTCTATAGCATTTTAATATAATTGAACGTACAATACAAGCAAAACTGGACGTCTATGAAATTAAAGGAATGGCTTGAAAGAAACAATCTTACGATGTACATGATCGCTCAGATGGCTGGAGTCAGTCGCGGGACAATAAAAAACCTGATTCTGGGGAGGCCTGCGAGATCTGGAACCGCGAAGAAGATTATTAGGGCTACGCTATCTATGAAAGACCCCATCAAGAAAGAGATGTTCGATAAGATTCTCCGAGACTAGAAATAAAACAAGGGCCCATGGACTGAGCCCCTGAAAGGAGTATTTGGATGCATGTAAAAGAGCTTGCGCTCTGCCTTCACATTATATCTGTCAAAACTTTTATGCAATAAAAAAGAGCCCCCCATTGGAAGGGCTCCCAAAGCTGTCTTGTTTATGGACGATTCTAATTTTAATTTGTCGTTTCATTTGTAAGCAACTGAAAAAGAAGGCTGGACAATTTTAGATTTGAGTAAGTAGGATTGGGTCTAGAAATAAAGAAGGGCCCCCGGAAGAAGGCCCCAGACAAAGATACAGTGCGTTGATATGCTCAGTATCTTAAGTCTGGGGATTATTTTCAAGCAATAGGAAATAATATTTTAATGCGGGGGCTCTTCCTAAACTAAGGAAGTAGCAATGTCACACCAAGTTCAACTCAGCGGATTCGTAGCACAATATCTAGCTCTCAGCCGAGGCCGTCGGCGCATCTTTCAGTTCTTAAGATGGTATCAGTCGAGATATCCCAAAGCTTACCCTAAAGTTTCAAGAATAGCGAAATGGGCTGGAGTGTCGGAACGAGCGATCCAAAAATTCTTCAATCTTTTGAAAAAGAAAGGATATTTAAATAATTACTTAACAATACACGGACGTAAAAACAAATGGGGTGGTGATTCAAGCAACCAATACGTATTAAATAATAATTTTAAAATGGCTATGGATTGGCTTTCGATTCACAGTTACCTCAACGCCCCTAGGCATAAGAACAAACACATCATTTCCTCTATAGAAAAACAAGAAATAGTTCACCCCCCCTCCCATCAAAAGTTCACCCCTTCTAGTATTAATCCTCTTAGTAGAAATCAACATACAAAGGATAGGCCCGTTTGGATCCATCCGAAGCTAAAAAATCTTGGAATCGACATGCAGGCTAAGATTTTTGCATCAAGATATGCCACTGAATTCCAGATCATTGACACTTTAGAGGCTTGTCTGTATCAGGAAAAGAAGAAGAAAATACCGAACCCATCGGCTTATTTTATAGGAACACTAAGGAACAAGATGAATGGCGCTAAGTTGACAAAAAATATTTGATATCATATGTCTGAAAAAAAGGAAACCTTATGTCCAAACCTAAGCTGTTCTCTAAAGAAGGCAAGCGTAGCATGGTTAGATGGCTTAAAGCCGTCTTCCTTCGCAAAGCCACTTGCCCCTTTTGCAAGAAACTTTATCACAACCACAAAGTCCAATCCAGAAGAGCGAGGGCTTAAATGGATCGTAAAATGAGAAAAGTCTCCCGTGAGCTTCGTAAGGGAGAAAGAGTTATAGAAAAGGCTGCCCGTAAAAACGACAAACTCGCCAACTATGACGAGAAAGTCCGCGACCCAGCCATTAAAAAACTGCATAAACTCGAAAAAAAGGGGGTATGCAGAAAAAAATGAGGTAATAATATGAAAATAGTAAAGTTCACCCTGATCTCCTTTGCAGCCATATCCAGTCTGCTGTCTCACGAACATTACCAGTCTTTGAGCTGGTCTTCTGATTATAACGATTTAAGTTCTTCCCAATTCCACTTAGAAAGCCAATCTCATTTGGTGTTTAGAGACGACAACTTCATTGTTGCCCATGCAGCTTACCGCCCCAATCTCAATAAAGTTCACCACTTTGAGGCGGGCTATGGCTTCAGAAAATTCTTTTGCGACACTACAGGCTTTGGACTTAATCTATTCCACGAGGCTTCAACCAGGCCAGATTTTCTTATCCACCAGTTTTCACCTGGAATCGAACTCTTCTATGGAAGATTTCAACTCAGTGCCAATGCTTATATTCCTCTTAAAAAGGAAATTGTTAGATCCACAGGATCTGTATTTCATCACACCATATCTGAATACGGTCTTACCTTCCGTCCTTCTTCAAGACTTGAATTTGGAATATTCCCGTTTTTTGACCATAAGTCTAGACATTGGGGATACAACGGAAATGCTATGCTAACAGTCGCGGATTCAGTGACATTCGGTCTTAATCCCTTTTACAAAGAGGGAAATCACGGATGCACGCTTTCAATGGGGGTCTATCTGGGAGGCAAAAAGTTCAAAAGAACTCAACCCATCAGAAAAACCAGCATGTTTTTATTCCACGAAGTTGCAAGAAAAAAATCAATTGCAGCACCCATCCCACCCATCAAAGTACCGACAGTTGATCCCGTTGTTGTTCCTCCAATTATTAGCCCTCCTGCTCCGGTCGATCCAGGGATGTTTATAGTTCCCGTACCTATTCCTCTTCCTTACAATAATGGTAAGCCTGCGGAAGAATCTCAAAGCTGGAAAGACTGGTTCTTTAGTCGATTTAGAAAGCCAACGGCGACAGAAGCGGCAGCCGCAGTAACAGGAGTAATTACTTTTGAAGAGCTAATGTGGCAAAAGGCGCTCCTAGAGTCTAGTAACCATGTGACGGCAAAGGTGGTAACTTCGTAAGCTCGATCTCTGTTACGATTTGATCGGTTCGGATATTGAGAAGTTTGAGTTGATACCAGATCTCATGCAGAAATGTTATGGTGATGATAAAGCCAATCATTATGCAGATAAATCTGGTATTGACTTTGTTTTTCATAAAGGTGATATAGTATTATTATGGGTAGACCAAAAGCAGAAATCAACTGGAAAGTTGTCGACGAGTATTTAGAAGCGGGTTGTACAGGAACAGAAATTGCAGCCAAATTAGGCATATATCCTGATACACTTTATAATCATTGTGAAACAGAGTTTAACACCACTTTTTCTGCTTATTCACAACAAAAGAAACAAAGTGGTGAAGTTTTATTAAAAAAAGCTCAGTTTGATAAAGCAATTGGAAGAACAGATGTAGGAGATAATACTCTTTTAATTTGGCTTGGTAAAGTTCGCTTAGAACAGAAGGAAACCACTGAGCACATCGTCACTCCAGAAACCGTCAAAACTTTCAATACCATAATAGATCAGCTTGATAATATGCAGAAAAACAGGCAAAATGCATCCTTAGAGCAAAAAAAGGATGGCGATGATGTACAGCTGGCAAGTTCTTGACTTCGAAGTAACGGCGATAATGGTATTCGTGTTCATGTTCTTCATTCTGTCTGGGTTTACTATTTACCATCAATTTAGGGTGAGAAGAAGAGTGAGAGGGCTTGAAGAGTTGTTTATGGACATGGATGATAAGCTCGACTTGCTTCTTGAATATCGAAATAGTTCGGACGTAGCTGTCACTGAATGTCTAGATCATATCATGGAAATTAAAGACCGAATGGCATTTCTAGAAGCTACAAGCATCATGTCAATGGCTTCTGACTCATCAGCAAACGCAAGATCTCAAGGAGCCAAAGAGATGTGGAAGAGAAGAAGAATGGGAATGATGGAGAGAAAAGAATGACACCGAAAGAAGAAGACGAAAAAGATCTTTATGATGAACTTACGAAAGAAGATGGACTTACGAAAGAAAAAATTCGGGAATACTTGCACTTAAGAATGAGCCACATGAAGTCATCATATGCAGGATTCGAATGTGGATGCGGAAGTTTTGTTCCGGAAGATCCCGGTCAAGGAACTCATTATTGCATGGATTGTAAGAAGAAGATTCGATAAATCTTGATGGAGGGGTTGATGATGGATAAAGTTTACGAAGATGATATCATAACAATTTATGCCAATGACCACGAAATACGCAAAGACTATAAAGCAGGTGGTCGGATAACGAGCCTAATGTATAAAGAATTTAAAAGCGAAATCGCCGCATTGGTGGCCGAACAAAACAAAAGCAAATCACCGGAGGTTCCTGGCGGGCGTGAAGATGTTTAGGCATTTTCAGTGGGGTTCGATTCCCCTTCTGGTGCGCTTGATGATAAAAAATGAACCAATTTCGCTACGTCTGCCCACATTGTAACCGAACCTCCTATTGACTCTAAATAAATCATTATATATATCCCAAATTACGGTAGCAACGTTATAGCTATGACGAGTCTAGGAACGCTATAGGTTTCGACTTATAGTCTGCAGATTTCCCCTAGAAGCGCCATTTTCGTTGGCAACGTAAGGCCACATTCGCTGAGTTGCGTTACGCTCAACCGATGTCATTGAAAACGGACTGTAGTAGGTCTGGGATATAGAGTCCCTTCGTCCACCGATCAATACGTCATAAACTTTCAACCATTTTAGGTTTGAAATGTCTATTACGACAACTGGTAATTTAGGCCCGTTGATTCTCCAGAGCTTAGCTCCTGCGATGCTTTACGTGCCTACTCCTACCATGAACTATATTACAATTTGCGACAAAGTCAGCATGCCATCTAACGGTGGTACAACTTGCCGCTTTATGCGCCCACGCGCACTACAACCGCCTACCATTCAACTTGGTAACAGCGGTATTGATCCTCCAGCACAAGTCCCACAACGGGACATCATCGACGCTCAAATGGCGTTCTTTGGTACTGGTTGCATCATTAACGAACAAGTAATTCTTCAAGACCAAGAAGGCGTTCTCGCTTGGGTATCTGAGCGTCTCGCCGTTGCTATGCGTCAAGCTGAAGACTTAATCCTCCGTGACTACATTATATCGGCAGCGTCTGATATCAATGCTGGCGGCGGATCTAACGGAGACAACCCAACTAACCTTGGACTCTCTGATTTCAGCTTAGTTGCTACAACTCTTGATACCAACAACGCCTACAAATTTATGTCGGGTATTGAGGGGATGGATAGATTTGGTACTGGCCCTATTCGTTCTTCTTATTTCATGTTGAGCTCTACCGAGCTTCAATCTGACTTTGATGGACTCGTAGGATCTGGTGTACTCAACAATTGGAACTATCCGACAAATGCGTCGGCTCTTCCTTCAGAATGGGGATCGGTGTTCAACCTCCGTATTCTTACATCTTCTGAAGCTCCAGTTGCTAGAGGCGCTTCTGCTAACGGAAACGATGTTTATTACAACACTGTTACCGGTAAACAAGGCGTTACCCACATCAACCAAGACGGATATTCGATGAACCTTATTTATCGCGATCCTTATTATTCTGGCATGCTTGCTCAGAACGCGACACTCGCTGTCAAGTTCGCACAAGCACAAGCCCTAACTCAAGATACGGCTGTCCGCAATTTACTTTGCACACGCCTATCTAACCTGGGGGTGTAACATGACTGAATATTCAAGAATGGCAAAAGGGGTTTTTACTTCTACTGGCGCACTGCAAGTTATTAACTTGCCTTTCGTTCCTGATAGAGTAGAAATCGAAAACATTACTGCTTATTCCAACTTCGCCGTGTCAGATGTGCCATGGGCTAGATGGGATAACGATGCTCCTCAAGGATTTGCTTGGTGCGGATACGTCGGCACTGGCCCTGTCCTTCAAGTAGGGGTTATCAATAGCGGCGGTATTAGTACTTTCCAAGGCGGATTATCACAACAATTTGGTGCAAAACAACAAATCGTTGCAATCCCCAAGGCAAGTCCTACTGTCGTACAAGTAACAGCTCACGGATATTCTGTGGGTGATACCGTTATTATGGGCGGATTATATCAGTCTCCTACTACCGGTATGCAGCAGATTGCTGGTATTCCTTTCACGATCACAGCGGTTGGCGATGCTAACCACTTCACGATCAATTGGGATACTACAGGATCTAATTACACTGCTCTAGCGGCTTCGCCTGCTGGCGCTTTCGTAATGAAGGTGCTCTATCCATTCCTTTATCTTCCTGAAGATAACTACGTGGATGCGATCACTCTGGGGACAACAACTACTGTCCAAACTACGATGTATCATAACTTCCAAGTTGGACAAGAGATTGCTTTCCGTATTCCTCAGCCTTATGGAACGACACAACTTAACTCATTGCCGAACGTGGTAATCCCAGGTTCTCCAATTTACGGTTATGTTGTATCAGTTACAGACAACTGGACATTCGTTTGCTCTATAAACTCTTCAGCTTATACAGCATTCAATGTTAACCAGCCGTTTGCTAACTTCCCAGGTCTCCAGCACCCACAAGTGCTTGGAGTTGGCGATGTGAATACTGGAGGTCAAACGATCTATCCTGGTAGTCCATTGTATCCTTCTCCGTTGTTTCCAACATCTACTAATAGAGTGCCTACTATTAACGGCCCTGCTATTCAAGGTGCTTTTGTGAACAACACGAGCCAAGGATTCATTATCGGAACTGGCAGCGTTTCTGTTGCTGGCGGCGGTGCTGATGCTTCTTCTCACTTAGTGGGAGAAAGCATGGATATTATCGAGTGGGTCGCTTATCTCGACGATATTTCGATGTAATATCGACTTGTAAAAAAAAGTTGATATCTGCATTTTGAGGGTGAGGGCCAAAACTCACCCTCTTTTTATTATGTCAGGTGTTGTATCATTCCCGACTCCCCCTTACAGCAATCCACCAATAGAACCACAATACTTCGCACCATGGAGTTTTGTGATATCTAACATTACGCTTGGATATATAACGACCGTCACGATGATCATTCCTGCGATTACTCAATTAAACTATGTGGTTGGTCAGCAAGTGAGATTACTCGTTCCTCAGCAATATGGTTGTAGTCAGCTGAACGAACAAACAGCTTATGTTCTCCAAGTGAATCCTCCCAACCAAGTGGTGCTTGATTTAGATTCACATGGAGGCAACCCCTTCATCGCATCATCCTATCGCACACAGCCTCAGATTGTGGCTATTGGCGATATTAGCAGTGGACCCATTAACAACCAGGGAAGAGCGCCTACATCGACGATCATTCCTGGTTCATTCATAAACATTTCACCCAACTAGAGGAAAACATGGTAGATAAACCAAAGAATGTGAATTCATCAGCAGAGAGAGAAATAGAGAAGGTCGGCAAACAATTCGACGAGTTCGATCGCCAAGTCAAAGAGATGACTATGGATCGTATGAATCTTGCGCCTAAAGAAGAGTCCGAACCACAAACGAAACTTTCACAAAAAGAGATCGCTGCAAAGAAAGATAATTACCTTAAGCCTCATAGGACTCTTGGAGTTCCTCACAAAGAGAAGTTCAATGAAGCCTTCAGAGAAGAGTATAATTTCCGAACCGAATACGTACAATTCATTGCTGAAAATAAAGAGCTTATCGGCGAAACCATAGAAATGTGGACTAAACCATTTCCTGGTGTACCTGCTGAATTCTGGCAAATCCCCACTGGAACACCTGTCTGGGGGCCGCGACATTTGGCCGAACAACTTAAAAAGAAAATCTATCATAGACTTGTTATGAAAGAAGAGGTAATTACTGAGAGAAGTGGTGCAGGTGCCATGTACGGTAAAATGGCAGCCGACACCACAATACAAAGATTAGATGCCCAACCTGTATCGTCTAGAAAGTCGGTATTCATGGGCGAAGATAAGTTTTAAACCATAAACCAAAAAGGAAACATTATGGCTAAGAAAGCAAAGAAAATGGAAAAGCATCACGACAAGAAAGAGATGATGAAAGGCAAGATGCCGATGATGAAAAAAGACATGAAAAAGAAGTGTAAGTAATGGCTAAAGAAAGCAAGAAAGCACAAAAGAAAGTCAAAAAGGTTATGAAAGAGTTTAAAAGTGGCAAGTTGCATAGCGGTTCTAAAAAAGGACCAGTGGTGACAAATCCCAAACAAGGCATCGCTATTGCTCTTTCTGAAGCACGAAAAAAAGGCTTAAAAGTAGGAGCAAAACGTGGCTAAGAGATTTATTCAGGAAGCTATTAAGCATCCAGGAGCTCTCCGCAAGTCTTTAAAAGTTAAAGAAGGCGAGACAATTCCTGAATCTAAGCTAAAAAAGGCTGAGCATTCTAAGAATCCAACTCTTAGAAAGCGCGCGAATTTAGCTGAAACTTTAAAGAAGCTGCGACATAAGAAATGAACCTTCTTTCAGATGTCATTACTTATGTTCGACGCATCATTAAGTCGCCGTCTGATGCGGTCATAACCGATAATCTTATTATTGATTATATCAACCGATTCTGGCTGCTCGATATGGACGCTCGTTTACAGCTTTTTGATTTGAAATCTATTTATCAGTTTCAAACGGTTCCAGGGGTAGACCAATATAATATGCCCCTATATAACGTCCAAGTTGAGGGGTCAAATCCTACAACCTCGATTGCTATGTATCCTGTTTATCAAGGATTCATGCCTTATGCCAGGATTGCTGGAGTCAGCGTTGGTTTTTATACCCAGCGCAATGAGTTCTTCCAATATTGGGACAATTACATTCAGCCTTATGAAACCGTAGGCATTGGAAACGGTGGCTCAAACTATACCGTTCAAATTCCTTTTGCACCTTCTGTTCAACAAACGGTTAATCAAATCCCTAGCGGAATCCTTCGAGGGCATGTTGATATTACGGGGATTATTGCGACAGGCGTTAACGTCGATCCACCAACCGGAACGACTATTAATCAAGCTATCCCCTATACAAGTATTTTTCCTGCTGTTTATTTTACTTCAATTGATTCAACTGGAGCTTCGCGGGTAATTCAGGATTCTGGCCAGTTTCTTGATAGCAATGCGAATCAGGGACTGCTAATGACGCAGGGAACGGCGCCTTTTGGTTATCAGCCATTAAATGGCGGCTATAATGCAACACTGAATACGATCAACTACAATACGGGAGTTGCCAACATTACGTTTACCGATCCAAATACTGGACTGCCGATTAACATTCCGTCTGGTCAACAGATCAATGCACAATGTTATTACTTCAACCCTGGCATACCTCGTTCAATGCTTTATTTTAACAACATCATCACTCTTAGAACTGTTCCAGATACTCAATACCTAGTTGAACTCACAGGTTATTTATCTCCAGCAGCATTTTTAAATGGCGGACAAGCTCTTCAGTTTGCTTATATGAGCGAATATATCGCAAGAGGAGCAGCCAGAAAGATACTTGCTGATACCGGCGATACTGAACAGTTCAACTTTTATGAGCCACTTTTTAGAGAACAAGAAATGCTCGTATGGAAACGAAGCCAACGACAATTTACATCGACTCGAACATATACAATCTATAGCCAAGGAAATAACCAAGGCGGTATAGGAAATAATACAAGCACGGGGTTACCATGACATGGCCTTATAATCCAGCGATCCCTAATCCTCCGAACGATCCAGCTGATGACGTTGCCGGCATGCAGACAAATGCAAGTTCGATTGCGAGTCTTATAGCAGTCGATCACGTAAAATTCAATGTTCCGGGTGGCGGACAGCATAATCAGGTCACATTTAACTCTAATAATGTTCCTGGAGTCTTTCCTGTGAGCCCTCCAGTAGCGTTTACCAATGCAATCACAGGCGGAAATAATGGTCTGTTTTTCTATTCAGGATCTGCGGTTCAAAGCGCCAATCAATATGTTGCAAGCGGTAATGGTAGCACAATGCTGCTTGGGGGAATTATTCTGAAATGGGGGACAGTAACCTACAACGGTACAGGTGGAGCGCAATCCTTTAATTTTACCCCAGCGTTTCCAAATAATGCATATTCGGTCGTTGTGCAATCAACATCTAATAGTGGTTTAGCATTTGCACAAGCAAACATAATAAGCCAAAGTTCTTTTCAAATTGCCTCGAACGGAAACGTTGGACATACTGTAAATTATTACTATATCGCTATAGGCAACTAACATGCCCGAGCAAATCTACATTGGCAACTACTCTAAGGGCCAAATCACTAGTAGATTGCCTTTTGTCATCGATAATGATGCATTCCCTACCATGTACAACTTCTATAGTTGGCGGGGAAGAGCTAAGAGGAAAAGAGGCACGATCTTTCTTGGACAATTAGAGTTTCAAGAAGAAATAACCTCTGGAGCATCGGTTACAATTACAGCGGCAACTCAAGCAAATCCTGCTGTTTTAACGGCAGTTAATGGTTTTTCTGCGGGAGAACAGGTTTATATTTCTGGAGTTGTTGGGATGACACAACTCAATGGAAATGTATATAGTATTGTATCTGCAAACGCCGGTTCAATAACTATCGCAGTTGATTCAACGGGTTTTACTCCTTACATTAGCGGAGGAACTGCCACCTTAATTGAAAGTTGGGAACTCCTCCCTTTTAATCTAGTTGCAGGCGCCGGCAACCTAATTACACAATATACTTTAGGCGCCACT